TTATGCGGTTATGTGTACGGACGCAAATTCACATTCGCGGCACTTCATGTCGGTTCCTCCCAATTCCACCACCCTTGTTTCCCGTTGGCGGGAATGGGCGTTTTGAACATAACCGGGTTTTGAAGCACCCATGCGAACCGCCCCGGCGAATAATCACCTAACAGGCGTTCCCGGTTATCCAAACTGTCCACAAGTTCTTCCACAGGCACGCAATCGACGATTTCAACGGTTCCGATGACTGCGCCCCGCGGCAGGTTTCCGCCGCCGCCTGCGGCTTCCAGTACGGCCCAAAACTCACCGTTCGTCAGGTGCTTTGTCGCCTGCACTTCGTCCAGCCGCCCGGCGTGGACAGCGACGCGGCCCCGAATATGCGTCCGCCGGGGTCGGGTTTCATAATGCTTGCCCCCTGCTACGATTGCGTGTGCGTAGGGCTGATACACGGTAAAGGCTTTCATTCCGTGTCCTCCGCCGTTTCCGCGTCAAACGTGGTCGTCTGGTTTTCGTCCAGCTCTTCTTCGTCCTCCGCCGCCGGGGTGGTGAA